CCTCTTTTTTTACTATCCAAGCCTCTTCTGCAATTCTTTTTCTACAATCAAACGAGTCCATTATAATTCCTCCTGGTACTGAACATGTAATATGACCTTCCATTGTTATTAATAATACTTTATCAGGGTATTCTCCTGCTACTTCTCCAACAGTACGAGGTAAGTATGGCACTCTCTCGTAATTGGCATCCAAGTAATCTCTTATAAATTGTCCATCATCCATCATTGTTCCATGTTCTTGTGCTATATTACTCATTTTATTGTAGGTGTAATCCCAACTATTTCCTTCTGCTAGGCTAATTGCCCTAATCGTACAATCGTTCACGTAGTTTCCTAGTGCATTCGCATTATAAAAACGATACATTACATCTCACTTATCTTTGCTATATGTTTTCTAAATATTTCTTGTTCTTCTGGAGAAGTTGCTTTTTCTTTAATTGATTTTAACCACTTCATAGCTTCGTGCATCATAAATTCAAGTTCCTTTAATCCATCTTCTTTAGCACCATAGTTTCCGTTGTTATATTCGTTTCTTGATTCTTCATAAGCATCATAAGCAGCTCTCATACCATCCATATATCTTCCTGCACGATATCTTGAATCTACTCCTCTTCTTCCATAATCTTCTCCGTATGCTCCCCTACTTGGTCCTCTTCCATCATAGTTTCCATATCCGTTCATACTTTCTACCTCCTTTAAGTCTTTTAATATATCTACAATCTTGTATAAATAATCTACATCTACTGAATCCAATTCTTTTAAATTGTCGATATATTCGGTTATTTTATCAATCATTTTTTTCATCGCTATCTCTCCTTTCTAGGAGTTTTATTATTTTTTCATTTTGCTTTATTATTGTTTTTAAATACTTCTCGTCTTGTGTTTGTAACTCTTGCATTAAATCTCTATTGTCATAATCTTGAAACAATATCTGAAGGCTTAATGCTTGTAATATTAAACTTATACTATCTATACTATGCATATCTTTTTATTGAAATATTGGCATTTTTTACAATCGGTATTTCAGTAGCGGTTGTTGTTCCATCGTATGTTATACTAGGTAAACTTCTAACGGTAACAGATACACTTCCTCTACCGCAGACTCTTATGTATTTATTAGTAGATATGTTTGTATATTCTCCAATAGTTACTGGCGTGTTCATTTCGCTTCCTGCTAATTGAGTACCATCAGCAAAAATAGCGAAAGCCACATCACCGGCAGTAGCACTGGTAACATTTGCGTTGAATCCAATTTCATAAATACCTCCTGAAACAATATTGAATGTCGCACTACCTTCATTGTGATTTAACCATCCGTTAAAGCAATTTGCACTTGCTGTTCTTAAATCAGTATCGGCAAAAGTGATTTGTGAAGTATTTGAAGTTAAAACTAATTCTTGTTCTTGAACGCTTTCTATCATATTTACTCTCCTTTCTTAAAAAAAAGAACAGGACTTGCCTGTTCGTTGTTAGCAAGTTCTCATTTGAGATTGTCCTAAGACATTATGCTTATACTATTGTGTTTCCATAGAAACCATTTCCATAAAATCCACCATTATATAGACCAACATAAGGTGAACTTACTGGGTATGCAGGAATTGGGTAAGGTCTTACTTGGTTTACTATTGATGTACCAATACCATTTGCAGTAATTGTATTCTTTAAGTCATTAACTTGAGAACGCAAATCATCAATAGTATTTTGGTTCATTGCATCTAAGATTTTTTGAGTGTTTTCAATTCCTTGTGCTCTTAAATCACAGCAACATTTATCCATTTGTGCTTGATTTTGTAATGCAGTAGTTAAAAGATTAGTATTTAACTCATTTGTCTGAGTTAAAATGTCTCTTTGAATGCTGTTAGATGAACCTAATATAGAATTTTGTAATCCCATATTTCCAGTTAGAATGTCGCTTCTAACATTACATAAGTTTGTTGCAACATCGCTAAATCCATTAGATACTGCACTTAAAATAGATTGAGTACCGTTTGTTACATCTCTTTGAGTAAATTCACTAGATACAAAGTCAGTAGTTGCTACATTGTTCCATCCGTTTCCTCCAAAACCACCAAATCCGTTGCCACCAAACAAAAGTGCCAAAAGCACAAGTGCCCAAATTCCATCTCCACCGAAGAATCCATTGTTCATTCCAGCATATCCGTATGGGTTTGTTGCTAATTCAACAGTTGGTTGTATTCCGTTGTTCCTATTGTTTCCTCCTTTCTAAAATCTATATCTAACATTTCTGTAGATACTATCCTTTAAGTTTGTTAATTGTTTCTACTGGGAACCCCATTTGTTCAGCCTTTTTATAAAAAGCCTCCATTTGTTCTGGTGTTCTTCCGTTTGTTATTTGTTTAAAAAGTTCTACTGGGTTGCTTTGATTTTGTCTAGCCTGTTCTATCATTTGAAACAAATTAGGATTCTTGGCTTTTAGTTGATTCATTAGCATCACCATCATTTGATTTTGCCTTTTCAGCACCCCTTTCTAATTCTTCTATTTTTGCCCTTAAAAGTTCTATCTGAAGGTCTTTTTCGTCTTTCTCGATAATTTCCTTTAGTTCGTATGTTTTCACCTCTCCTGATGCCTTTTTAAGCCATAAAACAGACATATCTTGGCTAAAGAATGGCGTGTCTATAGCAACAGTGCTTTTTATAACCTCATCTATAGACTTTGCATACCTTATTTGATTGTTAGGTGCTAACTGAAAGTTTTGCGTTATTGGTGCTGGTTGTTGCATTTGCTGTTTTAGTCTCTCTAGTTCCCCTATTTGTGCATTTATTTTGTCTAAATTACTGTAATAATTAGGATAGTTAAACATATTATCTCCTCCAATGAAAAAAGATACCTTAGACTCTTCAATAAGTGTTTTAAACAAATCTACTGAGTGGTATCTCCTTTCACTTTAAATTTAAGCACAAAAAAAAGACTGGGAATTACCCAGTCATTGTGTGATTATTGTACGATTATAGTACTTTATAAATTTTCTTTCTTATTTTTGCTATTTCTTTGCTTATTTTAGATTCACTACACGATTCTTTCATAGACATTTGTACTATTGAAAGTTCGTCCATTCTATAAGCAATTATTCTCTCTTGCATTGGAGTAAAGTGTATTTTAGATTTGATGTAGTTTATTTCATCATTTGTAAATTCTAGTTTTAGCCTTTCTATTGCCTCTCCCTGCTACAAACGCACCACAAGTTGGGCAGTGTCTTGGCTTTGTTTTTGACTTTCTATATGTTGTTTTGGTTGATTGTACTATTTTACCCATACTATCCTCCATTACTTATATTACTATTTTCTATTGTTTCTACATCCTCAATCGTTTGTTTTGTTTCTATTGTACCTATGTCATTTAATATATACACTAAATACCCTATTGTTGCAAACCACATTGTTAAAATCACAAGAATGATTATAAACATTCTTTTATTAGATTTCTTTGAGTCTTGAATAATTTCCCAAGCCAAACTATTTTCTTTTATTTTTTTATCCATACTTGTCCTAAATCGACTAATACAAAGTCGTCTTTCTTATCTAATATTTTTAAATTGATAAACTCTTCTTTTTCTTTTGCAGGATAAATTGTTTCCCATTCATCTGAATAAGCAACCCATTGATTGTCTGCTATTCTATACCAGTTATAGCCTTCTGCATCAACAATTTCATAATAATTATAAAACCCTTCTTTTGCAAGTCCTAATATTTCTCCATTTAAACTTGGAGTAGTTCTTACTCTTAGTTTAGGAACTTTTACTTCAAGTTGATTTTTATATTCATCTCTTTCAACATTAGGTGTTACTTCAGGTGTTGGTTTTGGTGGTTCTGATTTTCTTAATCTAAATGCGTGCATTGTACTTCCAAGATTGCATTGCATTACTTTACTTGGGTTAGGGTTTTGACTAAAATACCAACAATTGTATCCATCCCAACTGTCAAATATTGCTATATGCCCTTCTTCCCAAATACAAACATCTCCAGGGTGCATATCATGTACGTCAACTTCATCAAAATAAGCATCTAAATCAGCTCTTTTTGGTTGCCATAACATATTGCATACAAGACCACAACCACTTAATACCCAACTTGGAACTCCTAAACATTCTGTTAAATATATTTGTGCTAAATCCCAACATTGAGCACCATAACATCCATCCCAGTCTAACCATTGACCGTTATATTTATCTCTAAATTGTTCGTAAGTCCTTTAACCTACCTCCTTATCTAACTCGATTTGTTTTTTCTTTTCAAATTGAGTTCCAAAATAAAAAGCAATTACTATTTGAAATAAAGAATAGAACTGCTCTCCACTTATAAATTTCATTGCTGTAAAGATTATAAATGCAATGGTCATTGTGACTGTTACAAAAGATTTTATATCATTCCATGCTTTTTTCATTTTTTTCTCCTTTTTTTATTTTTTTTTATTTTTCTTTAATAATTTTTTTCCATATTTTTTATTTAATTTTGCAATTACTTCTTTCACAACTATTCCATCTCCTCTTCACTATATTCTTCTATTTCTCTTTTTATGTCTGTTTCTTCATAATCAAATCTTGGCTTACCATCTACTTCTATATCTTCTGCTTCATCATATATTGCATTTTGGTTTATTTCTTTTCCTAGTCTATCTAATATTGGTCTTATCATATAATCTTCATCACTATATGTTCTAAAACCTGTTTCTGTTTTTTCTATTTTTATCATATTATCCTCCTATGCTATTGTACAATAGTATTCTCCATTATGTGATGCTGTTGTTACTGGTTGTGCAGCAGGAGTTCCTGTTGCTGTTGCGTTTAATATGGCTTCAAAATCATCATACCAAGTCAATGTATAAGTTCCAGTCAAATCGGTAGCTGGTAAAGAATCATTTGTTTGGAATGTCTTGTAGCCTCTTTGTCTTCTTACAATATTGTTAGATGTTGAACTCCAGTTAGTAGTTGTTTGGTATGCGTCAATATATTCGTATGGAATTAGAATTTTAAAATATGTATTATTAGTACCAAAGACATTGACATTAGCTAGAGTTGGGGCATCTCCAGTCATTTTGTAATAACGACAAGCTCCCATATAAGAAAATGCACTCGCTT